AACATCTTATTGAGGTATTTGAACAACATTTTAACACGGTAATAGAACTCAAAAAATAACAACAAAATTAGGTACAATTTATATGGAAAATGACAACAGAATAGGTTATGGTTTTACTATACCAGATTTAGTAGAATTAGGCGATAATTTACATTTAGCAAAGACTGCGCTTGTAATATGTCAGCGTGTAGAGGGTGAAGGGCTTACTACTATGGCAAGTGCAACGGGCGTGTATAAAGAACTTGTATTTATGCTTGTAGATGCTATGGATAATAACCCCCAACTAACTGCATTAATAGTGGAAGCAATTAATATGAAGGCACTAACAGATTTAAACGAAGAATATGAAAACGGCTAATAGTAATAATAAAAAGTATATGATTACTTCAACCCACGATGTATTTGTAGATGATTACTTTGATGGCGAGGGTAATAACGTAAATTTTTACCAATTAAATTCTGTTGTTTATGGCAAAGACGTTTATAGTGCTATACAAGAATACTTTGAAGATGTATTACATTACCAATTTAACATTAATAACGCAGATATAAATTGTGGCTACCTACATTATAGCGTTTTAGTAGATGCTGATAATTGCCAAGCAGATAAAAGCGATATAGAAGTATGGAAAAAAAAGGGTAGAGAACTTTATGCAAATAACATTACAATAAAGGCAGAGGAAATTAAACCAATTATAATCACTAAAAAAACAAATAAAAATGGAAGAAAATAACAACACAATTAAAATAGAATTTACAAAACAAACCAAAGTAGAAAAAGAAATAGCATTACCTTGTTATGCTATAGATAAATGTGGCATACATTATTACAAAATAATAAGTAAAGATAAAGCAATACAAATATACGATGGGAGTTCTGATTTTGGCATACATACAGTACATAGTAGTTTAGCTTTTAATTTTGAATATGATTTTATTACGGCAGAAGTGTTTAATGAAATATACGATAAAGTATCATTAAGGGCGCAAAAATTAATAACAGAAATATGAAAAAGGCAACAATAATTACAACAATAACATTAACGGTAGAGGTTGAAGGTAACTATTCGCCCGAGTTTTTAGGTACATTTTATACAAGTAATGGTGACCCAGGCGACCCACCAGAACCATCAGAATATGAAATAACAAGTATTAAACTTTTAAGCGGTACTGATATTACCAAAATACTTGATGATAATAATTTTGATTGGCAAGTGTTTGAGCAAGATTGTATAGCAGAAATAGAAAACGAAATTGCAAATAACGAAAAAGATTACGATGATGTAGGTTTATAACAAGTGGTTTACCATTTGTTTATTAAGGGGGGGTTTTTAGTTAGTTGTGTTTTTGCTACCCCCCCTTTAAATAATTAAAAAATGAAAGAAAAAGAATACATACAATTAGAAAACCTTTTAAGTAAATTAGAAAAGGAAGTGGGTAACAAAATTATATTGATGCCAAACCATAAAGAATACGGTTTTTATTTAAAGGTTTATATGGATAATGGTATAGTATTAAGCGAATATGGTGGTAGTGAACTAAAGTATGTTATTCAAAAACTTAAAATAAAATTAAAATAATGGGCAAGGTTATATTAGAATTTGATAGTATTACAGAGCAAGAAGAATACCAAACAGCTATTGATGGTAGTAAATGGAAAATTGCTATGTGGGATTTAGACCAAAAATTAAGGGCTACCACTAAATACGGCGAAAGTGTTTTAAACCATACAAAAGCAACTTCTTTAGAAATAGAAATAGCAGAACAATATAGGGGGTTAATAATTGGAATTTTAGAGAAGCATAATTTATTACTATAAAAATTTATTAATATGGGAATGTTCGATAATTTGGTAATTGACAAAAAACACTTGCCAGATAAATTAAAAAATTACACAGATGGCTGGCGAACAAAGTCGCTTGAATGTTATTTAAGCACCTACAAAATACTTGGTAATGGCTCGTTAGAAAAAACAGATTATTACGATGGTTTAAATGGTGATTGGGAAACTAAACCTTTTGAATATACTGGCGAGGTCAGGTTTAACCGAACAATTTACGAAGTAGTTAATGGCAAACCTAATGATTATTGGTGCGAGTTCGTTGCCTTTTTTGAAAATGGTAAAATGTTTAAATTAATACAAGTACAGCCTAAAAACAAAAATGAAATATAAACACAATAAAAAAAAGTATTTTTTCGTATCTGTTTATAAAACAGGGAAAATAGAAGTTGATGAAGCAAACGCAACAAACTTCCACCCTTCTTACATTAACGAAATAAGGTACCGCATTGGCAACACAAATGATTACGCATTTACTGCTTGTGAAGAAAAAAATATTGAAAAAACCAAATTAAAATTATTAAAAGGGTTAATGAAGGGGTTAATGAAAGAATTAAATACATTACAAAAAGAATATGATGCTTATAATAAGGCATATAAAATTTTAACACAATTTGACGATATTAGTTATTAACATTATTGCACAAACGTATAAAAAGGTGTATATTTGTAAAAAAATAAATAGTTATGCTTGAACCTAAATTATTTGAAGACGATTGGGGCGAAAACAATAGCCCAGAAGACAATACCGAAATTACAACAACAATACTTTATTTTAGCAAAGAAGAACTAACAGAATTTAAGGCACTTTGTAAAAAAGGTATTAAAGATATGTTTGGTAACGAAAGTATGGAAAAAGGCAATATCAGTGATTTATTATTAAACGTATTAAAACAAAGGTATGGTAACATATAAACTAAAAAAGCACCTTACAGAAAAAGCAGCCGAGAACCTTAAAACAAAATTTTTGGGCGAAGATAGTTACGATACAATTATTGACCACGACTGCGATGGTTACAACGAAAGTGGGCATTTACTTTTTAAATTTAGGAAAAACGTGCTACCATACGAAATAGTTGAACTTGGATACAACGCTTTTAAAGATAGCATAACGCTAACTGATGGTAGGGGTACTGCAAGTGGTGGCAACCATTTAAGGATACGCAAAGACGGTACGGTATCTAACATTAGTATAAGCAATAAAGTGTATAGTGGTAACGTAGGTTATATGGATGCTGGGGCAATGGTGCATTATTGTAGGAGAACAGCATTTGCACGTGATTATTTTGATAAATTTAAGAAAGGTGTACCATTTGTAGAACACGTAGACAAATTATATTCTGAACTTTGCCCCGAACACTACCAAAAGCAATTAGCGATAGCCAATGGCACAAACCCTAATTATAGAATTGGTAAAACTTCATTTACAACAGTTACCGTAAACAGAAACTTTCAAACAGCAGTACATAAAGACGCAGGCGATTACCCAGATGGTTTTGGAAACCTTTGCGTATTTAGGAAAGGGCAATACGAGGGTAGTTACTTTGTATTACCAGAATATAGAGTGGCTATTGATTTACATACAACCGATATGCTATTTGCAGATGTCCACACTTGGCACGGCAATAGCCCCTTTAAAAATTGTAGCGAAGATTATATGCGTGTTGCCTTTGTTATGTATTATAGGGAATATATGTATCTATGCAAACAACCACGTGAAGAGTTACAAGCGATAAAACAAAAAGAAACAGGTTATTTAACACTTTAATAAGTATGGAAGAAAAAACTAAAAGTTTTGTTACATTAAAAAACGAATACTACAAAATAGTTGAATGTAACGAAGAGCCATTAAAAAAAATGGAATTATTACTAAACCTTGAAGCTGATATTTTACGTGCCGCTAACTTAATTAAGGCAAGTGGTTGGAATTACACGCAACTACGCTCAATGGTAAACTTAACCATAAATGATTTAGGTCTAACAGAAGAACAACTAAAAGTTTTTCATAAAAAAAGCGAAGATAATTTTATAACAATTAATAACCCTCACCTACAAAATGGAAAATAAATTATTTAGTTACATAGTTAAAAACGATGGTGGCGCAGCACCGAACCCGTATTATGGAGTTTGCACAATGACCATTTGTAAGCCAAAAATTAGAAAAACAGCAAAGGTAGGCGATTGGGTGTTTGGCACAGGTGGTAAAAGTTCAAAGTGCAATGATGGGCAAATACACGATTTAAGTAACAAACTTGTTATAGCGATGAAAGTTACAGGCGTATTAACCATTAAAGAGTATTATGAATTTTGTAAAGAACATTTGCCTGAAAAAATACCTAATTGGTTAGATAATGATTGGCGTAGGAAAGTTGGCGATTGCTTATACCATTACGATGAAAATGGGGTATTTAGGTCGGTAAAAGGAATACATTTACAAAAGGGGCAGAAGCGTGATTTAAGTGGCGTAAACACGCTTTTATCAACAGAGTTTTATTATTTTGGTGAAAAAGCAGTGGGTGTGCCAGAACACTTAAACAAGTTAGTTAAGAAAGGTCAGGGCTACAATATGGTTACAGATAGGGCTTTAATAGGTGGGTTTGAAAGTTGGATAGGTGGTTACGAAAAGAATAAAATATACGGCGACCCGCAATTTAAGTGGAGGTTTAATAAAGAAGCAATATATGGTTTTTAAAATTAATTAGTATGGTAAAGAAATTTTTAATAATTGGCAACTGTGGTGTAGGTAAAACTTGGGTTATGAGAAAACTTATAGAAAAACTACAACTCACCCAAAAATCAAAGGTAGGTTTGTTGCACTGCCTTACAAGTGAAAAAAACATTGTAACGGGTATTTATGAGGGTAATGTTTTTGACGGTTCGGATAAATTAAGTATGGCAGTTATGCGTGATGTTCAAAAATTTGTTGCAGAAAACCAAAATAAAAACATATTTTTTGAGGGCGATAGGTTTACCAATAGCAATTTTATTAAACAAGTTGAACCTATTATTCTAAAAATTAGGGGCGATGGTAGTAATGGTAGGGCTACACGTGGTACATTTCAAAGCGCAACGCACGTAAAAAGTATTGCCACGAGGGTTACAAACATAGAATACGATTATGCCTTTTTTGATAGCCAGGAATGTTTCAATTTTATTGAAGGTTATTTAAGCGGCAATAGTGTTGAAAAAAAAGTAGTAGCACCAGATACTTTATTCTAATGCTTGAAATAATTAACTTATACGTTTTAAATAAAATTTTTGATAACGCAGAAGATAAGTTAAGCCCGTTAGCAAAGATGCTTTACATTAATTGCCTTACGCATTGGTTTAAGGGTAAAAAAGCAACTACAACAAACTCTTACGCTTTTGAACTTTTAAAAGAAGATATACCTAATTATGAAGCGTACCAAAAACTATTTACAGAATTACAATTGGCAGGGTTGGTAGGTATATCTTTTGGGGGCGTATTTTTCCATAATTTTTGGGGAGCATACATTAATAAAGCGTTGTTAGATAAGGCAGATGAAAAAGGAGATTATGGTTTTTTACAAGGTATAAGCGTACACGCAGAAGATTTAAGGCGTAGTGTTGGTATAAAGGAAGTGTGTTGTATGAAAAACAGGATTAACGCAAAGCAAGTTGAATTTTTAATAGAAATTTTTATTAAAGAGCAAACTACCATAGAGAAAAAATATAGTGGTTATAGCGATTGTGCAAAGCACTTTATTAATTGGTTGCCAAACAATATAAGCAAAGCACCAGCAGATGCAATAAAATCAAATAGTAAATTATTAGGGGAATGAACGATTTTTATCAATACAAATATGAAAACGGCTTACAGTTTGTAACAACTGCTAAACCAGAATATTTACAACTTTTTATAAATAAATTAGGTGAAGAGCCAAAATTAATAGGCGTTTGGCGAATAAAAACAATAAAATAAATAAGTATGGCAAAAAAAGTAAAACAACCAGAAGAGGAATTACAATTATTACGAGCAAGAGACGAAATGGCTTGGGCATGGTTAAAGTTAGATATGGCTATATCACGTTATAATTTGTATTTAGAAGGAAAAATAAGAGATTTAGAAGAAAAATTAAGGGTAAAAAAACTAACCAATAAAAACAAATAAGTATGAAAATAGATAAAGATATTTTTGGGGGTTTAATTTTACTATCAATCGGTTTTATTGCATTTTTGAGTGCGATTATATTTGGAATTTTAGATTACCTTAAACATAAAGTAACCAATAAAAACAAATAAGTATGAAAGCACCAAGGAAACTTAAAAAGAAAGCCAAAAAAAGTTTAGAAGTTGCTCACAAGTGTAAGGTGGTAATAAGGTTGGTTAGTGTTGAAAAAGGTATTAGGCATTGGGAGTATAAAGAAATTAAAAATTTTAAAAAAAATAAGTATGAAAAAATTTGATTTTAACACCATTGACGATTTTGATAACCATATCTTGAAGTCAATACCTAACTATGATGTATTGTTAGGCACAATAAAGTCCATTAGCGACTATTTTGTAACAAAAGACACCATTATTTACGATTTAGGTTGTTCAACTGGCAAGTTTTTAAAGGGTTTACCTTACGATAACCTTAAAATAGGTTACGATAACGCTAAATTAATGCCCGAATACGATAGTGAAGTAGAATTTTTAAAGGTAGATTTAGATGGTAAATTTGAAATTAAAAACGCTTGTTTGGTTTATTCAATTTTTACTATGCAATTTTTAAATAGGATAAGTAGGGCAAACTTTTGTAAAACAATTTATGATGGGTTAAACGTGGGCGGCGCTTTTATATTGTGTGAAAAAATATACCAAGAGAGTGGTATTATGCAAGAAGTTTTATCTTTTAGCCACTACGACTATAAGTGCCAACACTTTACAGAAGAAGAAATTATTAAAAAAGAGCGTGATTTAAGGTTTATTATGAAGCCAAATACAATGCAAGAGAATTTAAAGTTATTATACGGTGCTGGGTTTACTAATATAGTTCAATTTTGGCAATCATATAATTTTGTAGGTTTAATAGCAATTAAATAATTATGAATATACCTTATTATTTACAACAAGTTAAAGAAAGTAGCCAACAAAAAAAGTTCAATGTAGTATCGCTATTTGCTGGGGGCGGCGGTAGTTCTACAGGGTATCGTTTGGCAGGTGGTAGTATTTTAGCAATTAACGAATTTATTGACGAAGCGCAAAAAGTTTACGAAGTAAATTACCCAGAAACGCATATATTTAGGCAAGATGTAAGGGAACTAACTGGGGAAATGGTGCTACAACAAATAGGTTTACAAAAAGGCGAATTAGATATACTTGATGGCTCACCCCCTTGCGCATCTTTTAGTAGCGCAGGTTTAAGGGAAGAAGGTTGGGGCAGGGTTAAAAAGTATTCTGATAAAACGCAACGTGTTGATGATTTGTTTTTTGAGTATGCACGTTTGGTAAAAGAAATACAGCCGAAAGTATTTGTTGCTGAAAATGTAAAGGGTTTAACGATGGGCGCAGCGAGTAACTTATTAGGTAGTGCGCAATTAGATTTCTTTGGCGAAAGTGAAAATACCATTTACCAAACGCTTGTTAATTGCGGTTATAATGTTCGGTTTAAAGTATTGAACGCACAAGATTATGGAGTGCCACAAAGTAGGGAAAGGGTAATTTTTATAGGGGTTAGAAACGATATTAAAAAAGAAATTACTTACCCTAAACCTTTTGGCTACACCATAAATGCAGCACAGGCGATAGAAGGGCTTATTAATAGCGAAAAAGACCTTAAAGACGCTGGTTACAACGATACCAAAACATACCGATACGTACTACAAATGAAAGAGGGGGAAACTGGGGATATGTATGCCCCGAATGGTTACTTTGGTTTACATAGAATTGAAAGGGGTAGACCTTGCCCTACGGTTTGCCAAAGACAAGGTAATAAAGGTGCTTGTTTAGTACATTGGGAAGAGCATAGAGAACTAACAATACCTGAACTTAAAAGGTTTATGAGTTTTCCTGACGATTATTATTTGGGTGAGAAATACACCAAAAAAGCAGAACGACTTGGCAGAGCAGTGCCACCCTTAATGATGAAAGCGGTTGCAGAACATATTTACGAAACATTACTAAAATAAAATAAATATATGTATAAAATAACAATTACGCAATTAAATGAAATACAAAAATTGCTTACGGAAGTGGTTAATATGAGTGCAGAAGACGTGGATAAATTAACTACAAAACTTTTAAGGTTAAAAATTAAAGCAAGGGCATTAAGAGAGAAAAATAATAGGATTTACAATTTAAAATAACAAACAAACAAAAACAAAAACTATGATGAGACATTCAGTAATTATTAAAGTAGGTGAAAATTACCACTACAAGTATTCGGAAACGGCTTACCCTAACGCACCGCAGGGAACATACGAGTTTAATAGGTCAATAATTGAATTTCAGTACACCGTAAAAACGCTACCAATGAAAAGCGAAGACGCTGAAGTTTACGTTAAAACAAAACCAGAATACGAACAATTTAAACTACGTGATAGGGGTTTAGATATAGACTATAATGATATTGAATTTTACGATGAAGGCGGTAAAACTTATGCGAGGTATAATAAAGGCAACACAAAAGTAAAAACTATAACACAAAGCACACAGGTAGGAACTTCAAATACTTTTATGGCAAAAGTAGAACCCGTATTAAACGTGCCTTATACACCACAAAACGTGTATAACGAACAAAACAACAAATTTTATTTTGACATAATTATTGACGAACAAACAGGTGAGCCAGTAGTACAATTTAACTTTGATAATTACGCCGAAACAACAGAAAAAAAATTGCTTAAATCTTTTATTATTAAGTCTGCAAAGTTTGGTATAGAGTTAAGCAAAGTTGATGGCAGCACACACACAATAAGTATTAAAAATTAGTTAAATATGTTTTTAATGTTGGTATTTGTTGTATATTTGTATAATTAAATAAAATAAATAATTATGATAGTAGAATTAAAAGGTAGCGTTAAAAAATTGCTTACAGAAAAGCAAGTTTCAGACAATTTTAGTAAA